GTTGCCGTGGCCGTCGACGTGCCGGCCGCGTCGCCTGCGCCCGACTCGACGGTGCCGGCCGTGTCTCCCGTCGCCGCAGCCGTCGACGTGCCGACGGCGCTGGCAGTAGCAGCGACGACGAGAGCGCCGATGCCTGTGACGGTAGCCTGTCCGCTTGCCGCACCAACGCCAGCAACAACCGCCGCGCCGGTTCCGCTAACGGTGGCGCTTCCGGCCGCCGAAGCGTCACCGGAAACCAGCGCCGCGCCGGTTCCGCTGACGGTGGCGGCGCCGGTTGAGCTGGCAACTGTTACGCCGTATTCCTCTAGGGCTTCGAAGAGGGTGGCGTAATTTCCCGTGACGGCGAATGTCGGGTTCGACGTGACGCCCGTCGAGGTTTCAAGGCGAAACTCACCGCGAAGCACGCGCGCCGCGGTGTTGTTGCGGCTGCGGATTGTCCAGCCCAGCGACGTAAAAGCCGGCGAGGCCGTCGCCGTCAGAGCCGTCGTGCTGTTGGCGTTTTTGCCGGCTGCGCGGAAATACAAACGCGCCTGCGATGACAGCCCAGTGAAGGCAAGGCTACCAAAGCCGCTGCCGGTGCCAGTGTTGACTTGTGCCGTCGTCGTGTCGACGAGAGTGTTGCCGCTGCCGACTTGAAATTCCCAGGCGCCGACGCACTTGTCGGCGATGCTGGCCGAGAAGGTGACGGTGATGGTGCTGCCCGTCGTGATTTGAGTCGTGATGCGGCTGAGCCACAGTGAAGTCCGCTGCGCGTTGCCCGACGACTCGGCCAGCTTTTCGTAACTGTTGCTGCCCGTGTCCGTGACGGTGTTGTGCGTCGCCGTGTCGGGCGACACCACTGACACCAGCAGGATGCGGCCGACGGCCACCGTGGCGCTGGGCGCCATGGTGACAGTCGTTGTCGCGGTGCCGCTGACACCCGTGCCGCGGGCGCCTGCTGACGTAATCGCCACGGCCGGGCCTTACTCCGAGGACGTCAGTCCTCGGTGATGGTGGACGCCGTGGTGATGCGTGGAGTCACGCCGCTGCTAACGCTGATGTTAGGCGTGACGGTGCCCTTATACAGCAGCTTTCCGGCGCCACTCAGCGCCGTGCCGACGCCGAAGTGCGTGATGGTGTTGGTTCCACCAGTGGCCGCAGCAAAATCGATGTTCGCGACGGGGCTGACGCTGTTGTTTGTCACAGTCCACCCGCCAGTCGTGCGAGCCACCGTGGCCCTGGCGTAGCTGGTGTACGTCGCCTCGCTGGTCGTCTGGTCGCCGGCCTCGCCAGGGTCGGCCGTATGCAGGCTGACATAGAGGTTGGTGTTTGGCGATGACGCGGCGTTGTCGGCCAGGTTGGCGATGGCCGTTCCGTTGAAAATAAGCTTCAGCAGGTCGTTCTCAAACGTATTGCCCTTGGACATGGTGTCTCCTCACTTGGGGGTTGCAGCGGCCTTGCCGGCCTCAAAACCTGCGACAGCCGCGGCGCCGACGGCCACGGCCGCAACGACGGCGCCGATGACGACGGCCGCCACGGGGATGCCCTGCGGCGCCGCCTTCAGCGCGGCGAGCTGCGCCTTGTCCGACTCGAGCCGCTGTGCCAGGCGCAGAGTCTCGTCGGGCGACAGGCACAGCGCGTCAGCCGACAGCGTGCCACCGACGGCCGGCACGTCGCCGACAGCAAGAGGCGCATCCTCGGCGGCCTGCGCCGTCATGGGGGCCAGCATGGACAGCGACACCACCAACGCCAGCGCCTTCACTGCTGCGCCCCTTCGTTGGCCGCCGCCTGCACCACCGACGCCGCGCTGCCAGGCGTCACAGCGCCGGCAGCAGCCGCGCCGCTGGCCTCGGCCTTGCGCACGATGGCCTCCTTGAAGTGGCTGCCGCCAACGTAGGTGATGACGGACACCACCAGCAGGTCCTGTACCGACTCGGGCACGTCGATGCCCAGCTTCGTCTTGAGCAGCAGAAACAGCGGGGCCAACAGCAACGAGAGGAAGCGCTTTGCGCCGGGGTCGAGAGTCATGGAGTGTCCTTGCAGACTGCGTGCGCGCCGTGCGCGTGGATGAAAAACTGCAGCGCCTTGCCCTTGCCGAATGCAGACGAGATGGGAAGCCCGACGCCATTCTTGCGGCCAGCCTGCGCGACGGTGCCCTCGGGCAGTAGCACCGCGACGTGCCCGGGGGCGGACGTCTTGCTGTCCCAGCCGATGACGACGAGGTGCCCGCGCGCTGCGGCGTCCTGCGCCGTGGGTTTGTCGGCGTCAATCCACCCGTACCGCGCGCCGTGCTGGGCAAACCAACGCACGAGTCGATTGGCCGACATCTCGAGGCCTTTACCGTAGCGGGCCGGCGTCCCGTCCTCATTCATCCAGTGCGAGGGCGGCACTCCGAAGGCGTCGCAGACGTCGGTCAGGAAGATGTTGCAGAAGGTCGCCGACGCCGTGGCCCGGTAGCGAGGCGCCTTTTCGACGTCGAGCTCGGCCACCACCTGGCGCAGCTTCTCGCCGACGTTGGGCAGCGCCGAAGCCGGGATGGTGATGCTCTTCCACGGGTCGACGCTGTGCCAGGCCTTCGGTTTCACCGGCCCTCCGAAAGCCGCTCAAGCGTGCGCTCGATGCCGGCGACGCGCACCTCGAGGCTGTGGTGCCGCTGCTCGAGGCGGGCCGCCTCGACGGCCTGCGCGCTGAACTGGTTGCGGAGGTCGTCCAGCTTGCCAGACATCTCCTTGAGGCTTGCGTTGACCGACTCGAAGGCGTTGCGCGTGAAGAAGCCCAACACGGCCAGCATGCCGGCCGCCACGCTTCCCACCACCCACGTCGTCAGAGTGTCCACGGCTGCCCTCCGTCGCGCACCACGTTGAGGATGTCGTCCTCGCTGGCGTTGGCGTCTTCCCCTGCCGTCACGGTACAGGCGACGCCCTGGCACCCGTCGCCCACTGCCTCGGCGCGCGGGAATCTGTTGAGCGGCCCGAAGTCGACAGCGCCTCCGTCGCTGCCGCGCCTCATGCACGCCTCGACAGGCGCATCAGCCGGCCGGCGCACGCAAGGCCCCACGTCCGTCAGCAGCCACGCCGTGCCGCCGTCTGCGAGGTCGACGGGGTAAGTGTACCCCTTGCCGCTGTCGGGCAGCAGCGCGAGGCGCGACATCTCGGGATGTTCGACGCCTTCGACGCCGGCTGCGTCGGCCACGTCGTCAGGACCCAGCGCGACGATGCCGCCGGCTGCGATGATGGCGATGGCCGCGAGGCCAACAACCTGCTGGCGATTCATCTGCACCTCGACGGGTCAGGGTCGACGCAAACACGGGTGATGATGCCGTCGACTGGCGTGCCGCTGACGTTTCGACCGACCCATACGTCCGTCGCAGAGCCAGACATTGATGCGGCGGGAGCGGCCACAGAAACGCCGTCCCAGAATGCTGAACGAGTGCCAGCGTTGTCGGCAAGAGCCGAGCGGTGCATCGCCGTGCCCATAGATGGGACAGTTGGAGCGCTTGTGATTGCGGCAATCTGGTAGCCAGCCGCCGTGTCGCTCGTGCGGTAAAGCGTCATGTTCGCACCAGCGGTGCTTCCAAGCGCCATGAAATTCACCGCCCCGACGGCGGTGGAAGCAAACTGGACTGAAGCCGCGATTGATGCCGTCGGCCCAGTGGCAGCGATGGCAAAAGACGGGCTTTCGATGTTTCTAGTCGCGGACGAGCTCGTCGTCGGGATGTAGCTGGTGGCGTAGGCGCCGGCCTCGCACTGTGCGCCCCACACATAGACGCTTTGCGCCGGCTGCGTGGCCTGCGCGCCGTCGCGCAAATCGACGCCGATTTGCAGGGAGTACAGCGCAGCCGTCAGCGTCCCGGTGGCGCTGCATCGCGTCCATGAGCCGCTTACAAAGTCGCAGGCTCCAGACATGGGGAAAGATGCGCCGCTTACGGTTGCGGAAAGGTAGAGCCGCCCCGACGTGGAAACGCCGCGCACGTACGCGGTGCAAGTCCACGACGCAGCCGTCGCCGTCCACTGCTGCGCGGCGCTGCTTTGCGCCGATGCGCCGATGACTTGCGGGTAGGTGATGGTTTCCGCCGATGCCGTGCCGTCGGGCGCAGTCACGGTGCCAGCAGCGGGCCGCGCTGGCGCAGCGACGACGTTTCCCAGGTACAGCCAGCTTGCGTTGTCCAATTCCTCCGAGCGCACAATGGAATTTTGCCGACTCCCCTCGACACGCAGCCCCAGCACACCGTCGGCGCCAGGCTCCACGCGCGCGACGTTGCCCGTCAGCACCACGAGGTCACCGTCAGCGATGCCCGTCGTGGCGAGGCCCTTTTTGCTGCATGTCGCGTTGCCGGTGCGCGAAAAGGTGAGGGCCTCGCCCCTGGCGCCCGTCGGCGTCGTCGTCGAGCACGCCGCGGTGATGCCGGCGCCGCTGCTGGGGAAGGCTTCGAAGAAAGCGTAGCTAAGTCGCGGCAGGTTGGGCTGCTTGAAGAGGCGGTGCTGTGGCGTCTGGGCCAGCGCCAGGGCAGCGAATAGGGCAAGCATCGCGGCGATTGTGGGCGCCGCGACGTTTCACCGTCAAAGAGTCCAGGGCACAACCTTCGACCAAAATTCAAGGCTGAAGTCGAAGTCCAAGCGGGCCGGCGTGGCGACGTTCCAAGTGCTGACGTCGACGTAGCCGGGCAGCGAAAGCGGCGGGCTTCCGATGCTGATGGCCGTCCGCACCATCACCTTTCTGTCCACCACTGACGTCGCATAGCCCGTCGCCACGCCACCGAAGACGTCATAGACGCTCAGGTAGATGCGCCAGTGGCCGGTGCCGAGTCTCTCGGTAGCGCGCGTCATGCGCCCGGTTGTCTGCTCCTGCAGGTACTTTGTGCCGTCGGCGTACGTTTCAACAGTGAAGTGCGAAACGCTACGCGCGACGAGGATGTCGTTGTGACGACCGAAGCGCGTGGCGTAGTCCAGCAACGTTGCGTCACGACTTCCGTCGTCGCGCGTCCCGTGCTTCACCGTCCACAGGTCATAGAGTGCCTGGTTGTTGTCGATGAGGCGGTTGACGGACTGGATGCCAACGGGGAAGTTTTGGCAGACGGTGAAGGGCTTGTTGTAGGCCATGTCACACCTCCCCAAACATCGCCGCGAAGAAGGGACGGTCGACGCGCTCCCAGCCCGTCAACGTCGTCGAGTAGCGGTAGATGTAGAAGCGGAATTTGTTGGTGGCGAAGCCTCGTCCATTCACCACGACAATCTCGTCAGCGGTGCCGGGCTGTGCCTCGCAGAAACAAGCCATCTTGTTTTGCAGCGCAAAAGTCGCGTCCGTCTCGAGCTCGACGACTCCAAGGCTGACGTAACTCAGCGCTTTGATGCCATCGGACAACGTCGTCGAGAAACTAGGCCCCGTCGTCGGCTTGCCCCACCACACCGCCTTTGCGATGCGGTTGACGTCATGGCCGCCGCCGGCTTTGTGCTCGAGGCGCGCGGCGTTGTAGGCGAGGGCCGTATTCTTCGCCCTCGCGTTCCAGTCTGCGGCCGACTCGGTAAGGAAGTCGCGCTTCACTTTCGTCGTCGTCGCATTTAGCAGCGAAGCCTCGACGGCTTTGGGCGGTGCGTGGATGCCAATGTCGAAGTCGCGGTTTTGGTCTGCCCAGGCGTTTCCGGCCGCGCCCAACGTCGAGGACAACTCTCGGATGCGCACCTTGATGCTGGTGTCGCTGACGCCTTCCCAGGTGATGAGGTGCGGCTTTGTCTCGATGGCGCTGTCAGACACGTTCGCCATCACCGAGGCGGCCGGCAGCGTCAACACGCCGCTGGCGACGCTGACGGTAAAGGCGCCCGTCGCCGGATTCGCCAACGTGCCGCCGCCGTAGTCGGTGTCAAAAAGGTAGCCCGTCGTCCCGTCAACGTGGCCCAACACCCAGGGCACCTCGAGCGCGTTATGCTCGCCGTTCGCCAGGTGCTCGACGCGCTGCAGGTTGTCGAAGAGGCGCGTGTTGGCGTCCAGCGCGTTCAGCCGCTGCGGCCCAAGAGGGTCGCGCCGCACCACCTGAGACATCGGCGTCCAGTTGAATCGTCCGACCATGGTGCGTCACCCGTTGATGAGTCGATTGCCGTCCGTCGTGTCGGAATAGTCGCCGCTTGAGTTTGTGACTTTGCCGTACATCTCACCGCCATCGGGATAGGTGATGGGATACAGCGCCGCCGTCGGGTAATTCACCGCGCCGCGCACGATGTACCAATCGGCGTTGATGATGCCGGTGAAGATGCCGCTTGCGGCCGTCAGCTCGAGCGATGTCGAGCTGGTTACCGCTTGAATCAAAAACGCCGCGTTACGCACGAAGCCCGTAACGCCCTCGCTTGAGTCTCTCACCACCAGCACGTCGCCAGAAAGCACGCCCATTGCGGTGAAGTCGGTGGTGCCACTGGTGATGTTGAAATAGCCGTTGTCCAAGTCCAGCTCGCCGGTTCCGCTTGCGTTCTTGGTGCGCTCGACCAGCGACTCGTCGTCCAGCAGGTAGCCGTAGCGCGCAGCGGTTGTGTCGCCGCGCCAGGTGCCGTGCAACTCGACGGTGTCGTCGCCCATGGCGTAGACGATGGAGTCAACCTGCACGACGGCCGGCGAGGCATATGGCCACGAGCGGTTAGACGTCCAGTCGAGCAGGACGTAATCGCCCAAGTCGATGCGCAGTGCCTCGATGGGCGCAACACACCTGATGCGGCTGCGAGCTCGGCCGTCGATTGCGCGGTTGCCTACTGGGTCATCTCGCGTCAATGCATCGGGCTTCCAGTCCTGGCGAAGCTCCAACTCCATGAGTCGGCTTGCAAGCTGGACGTGCGCAGACAGGCCGGTAAAGTCCAAGTCGAACGGCCCTTCGAAAGGAACGTCACGCTGCTCGGCCGGGTTTGCGCGCCCTCCAGAAAACAGCACGCGGTTGAATGGCGCGCCGCGCTCGCCTTCTTCGGGAATCCATTGCTCGAGCTGCGCGAGTCTAGACTCGGGCAGCGTGATGAGACTGCCGGCCTGCGTCGCCGTCGTGTAGTCCCAGACGTCCGACGCGAAAGACACCTTCCCGTCCCAGTCCATGAAGATGTCGATGTCGCTGGACTGCGCGATGGCCGTGATAATTTGCCGCACCGACAGCGCCGGCTCGTCTGGTCGGAATTTCTCCCACGGGCAGACGCGGCCTGCAACGCGCGCGACAGGCGTGCCCGCTTTCACTCGCCCGGCCGTCGTCGTGTTGACCGTCAGGCCGGTCGCTGAGTAGTGCTCGACCAGGTCGCGCACCACATCGACGGCGTGCTGTCGTGCGCCTGTCGTCGTCCTCGCCGACAGGTTGCCACCTTTGACGTACCATTTGAGGACGCGCGATGCGCCCGCCGCGTAGCCGCCTTCGTAAAACCCGCTCGCCTTGTATACGTCGGCAGGCAACGACGTGTTGTCCTGCACCCATTCGACAACCTCGGGGCTGTAGCCTGGCACCCCAAGGAAACGCCGGTCGTACGCGATGGAGGCCGCCACCTGGTCAGGCGACGGGCTGCTCGCAAACACGCGCGTTTCTCGCAACTGTCGTGGATATCCGAGGTGCGTCTTGACCTTCAAATACACGACGTAAAACGTCTTCCCCGCTTTGGTGATGGCCGGCGACTTCTCCACCGTCCACGTCGTCACGTTGGAAATCCATGTCCCATCAATGTCGGTGCGGCTGTAGGTCGATGGGATGTCAACCATCACATTTTCGCCGTCGCCTACCGCGTACACGCGCAGCGCCGTGACGTCCGTCGACGCCGCAGCGGCGCTCGAGGTGGTGACGTACAGCGGCAGGATGATGTAGCCGCTGTAAGTCGTGTTGCGGTACGGCAGCAGCGGCGGCAGCGCCTCGACCCAATCCTCGCCGAAGGCCAGTTGAATCGGCTGCGTTGGCACGATGGCGGCCGGGTAACTGTAACTGACGACGCCGCTTCCCGCGCCCTCGCGCAGCGGGTTGGTTGCCGGTGTGCCGACGGCCGCCCAGTCGTTGATGGTGGGCAACGGCACGCCGGTGGACAGCGGCGCAAGCATCGCGTCACCAAGCTGCACCGTCACAGTCTCGGACGTCTGCCGCGGCCAGCCGCTAATGAAAAACTCGCCAAGCAGCCTTGCGGTGACCGTCGAAGGCGTCGCCGGGTCAAACAGCACGAGGTACAACCGGAAGCGAGCCTTGGCGATGGTGTCGGCATCGTCGTGGCCCGTCAGCCAGTCAACGCCTCCGTCGGGGTTTGACAGTTCGAGCGTGCATCCGCCAGAGGTGGCGATGCGGTTTTGACTCAGCGCCCGGCGCAGCGTCGGCGCGCTAAGGATGCGGTCCTCGTACCAGTCGGCAAACCCAGGGTTGAGCTGCCCGGCCTGGCTGCCGTAGCGGTAGACCACAGTGCTGAATCCATCGGTGGACACGTCCACTCGAAGGACGCGGCCGATGCCATCCCTTACGACGTCGTCAGCCCAGGCCATGCGTCACCGCCCCACGTCGCGGCCGAGGCTGCGCAGCTCGAGCGCGTCGACGTCGAAAATGGTGTAGTCCGTTTCACGGTAGGACAGCGCCGGCTGCAATTTTCCGAAGACGCACTCGATGCCTGCGGCCGTGGCTGCGCCCGTCGTGCTTTCCACGGTTTCAATCCACAGCAGGTTTGATGCGCCGCCGTTTGTTGCGCGCCACATCGCCATGAGTTCTTCTCGCTGAGAGGTGCCCTGCATGTCGACAAACGGAAGCCGCAGGCTGCGCACCGGGCCGGCAAGGTAGGTGCTGCGCACGTTGCCCGTCGACGACTCGGTACGGTTGACGGCGTAGAATTCTGACGACTGCCGCCCATAGGCCGCCAGGCGCGACAGCGTCGTCACCGACGTCAGCGCGAGGATTTCGCCCAGGCGCAGCGCTTCCGTTGTCGTGCTGACGAAGGCAATGCGCCAGTAGCGTCGCGACACGGCCGGAAACTGAAGGACAAATTCCTTGTTGTTGGGTGCGTCGTTGATGTCGTTGTACGACACGCCGGCCTTCGCGTTGACGGCATTGACGGTGATGGCGCTGTTGTCCGCCGCGTCGATGCTTTGCACGGCCCCAAGACTCCACGTCGCGAGGTTGTGGTTGAGGAAGGCAAAGCCCACGAGGCTGCGCGCAGTGCCGAAGTCGATGGTGATGTACCGCGTCGAGCCGGTCGAGGCGCCCGTTGTGCATGCGCGGTCCATGGCGCCGTCATTGAGGAATGCGATGTTGCTGGGCGTCCAGTTGGTGAAGGTGAACGCCGTCGTGCTGAGTCCCGTCAGCGCGCTTCCGATTGCGTAGCCGTGCGCCATCACCGCACCCCATTCGGCAGAAGCTGCGGCAGGAAGCCCTGCCCGCTGCGCAGTGCATTCTTTAGCCCGCGGTCGACGCCGCTGACAAACGACTCGGCCGCCGACTTGGCGTCCAACGCCGACACGTTGACGACGAATCCACCTCCGACGCCGCCGCGCTTTGCGCGCTCGACGCCCTGCCGCCCGCCCATGGCCGCCACGTTGGCGCGAGACAGCACCGCCTCGCCCTCCTGCAGAATGGCCGGCACCTCGCCGGGGCTACCCATCAGCCCGTTGTGGTAGCGCTCAGGCTCGACAAATCCGCCCGCGTGCATCTTCTTCCGCTTGCCGCCGCCGCTGATGGCCCTTGAGCCGGCACGGACACCCATGGCCGCAAGGTTGCCAACGGCGCCGATGATGGCGCCAAAGCCTGGGAAGACTGTGGCAAGCACGCCGGCCGCCGTCTGCAGGACGTTCGCCAGCATCTCGCCGACAAACATGGCCGGGTCCATCTCCTCGCCGGCCGCCAGACGCGAGAGTTGCTCGGTGAGTCCGTTGACGAAGGCGGCGCCAATGGCGTCGGCTGCGGCTTTGCTGCGCTCGGACTCTCGGCGCAAGCGCTCTGCCGCCGCCTTTGCAGCATCATCAAGCGCCTTCTGTTTTTCTTCGGCTTCCCTCGCGCGGTAGTCGTCTTCAATTTTCGCCATGCGGCGCCGCGATTCCCAGAGCACTTCTTCCTCTGCTTGCCGCGCCTTTTCCTGCTCGTCGACATTCTTCCAAAGCGCCTCGAGCTCGCGCTGCCGACGGTCCTCGGCCTTTGCTGCCGCGTCAACGTCGGCCGCTTCCTCGTCCTTGAGGTACTTGCGGAAGTCGGCGAGGTTCTTTTCTCGCAGCGCCTGCATGTCGGCCGCGGCCTTTTCGGCCTGCGCCTTGCCGGCGGCCGTCAGCCCAGTGACCGCTGGCAGCGCCGGCGCCCCACCTTGGGCGCCGCCCATCAAATCCTGAATGCTGCGCCGCAGGTCGTTGACGCGCTTTTGAGCCTCGGCGACGTCGTCGGCAAACATCTCAGCGACACTCAGCGACACGTCAGGCGATTTCGTTGCCTCTTCGAGCGCCTTGCGTGCGTCAGTCAGTCGCCGGGCCGCGTCGACCTGCTGGTCAAACAGCTTCTCGAGTTTCTGCCGCTTCTCGTCGGCTGGGTCACCAAAGGCAAAAAGCTGGAAGCCTCGCACCGCATCCGTCAGCGACGCGATGACGCCAGTCCCGGTGACGAATTCCGCCACCACTTTGCCGAAGGACTCTTTCAGGTCGCCGACGGCCTGGTCTGCCAGCACAAGCTGCTTGTTGAGCGCGTCGCTTTCTGCGCCAGCGGCGCCGCCAAACTTGGCGCTGATGGCCGCCACGGCCGCCGCCAAGTCTTTGCCCTTGTCGCCGGTGGCCTTGAAGTCGACGCCCAACTTTCGCAGCCCACCGCCGCCCGTTTCCACTTGCTGGATAAAGGACTGCGTCGCCGCTACGGCGTCTTGCCCGGTGGCCGCGGCGTAGTCGAGGACGGCCTTCGTCACCTCTTGCGTTGCCGCGCCAGCGCCGCCCCACTGCGCTAGCAGCGTTTGCTGCTGCTTAATGAGGTCGTCGTCGACGCCCAGCACCTTGGACAGCGCCTCGGCCTGCGCCTCGAGCTCTTTGCTGAAGTCGCCGGCCGCGCGCTCGAGCTGCCTGCTGACGCGCTCGGCCTTCTGCCACTCCTTCACGGCATCGACGGCAAACTTCACCGCCAACTCCGTCGCCTTCTTCACCGCGTCGCCGTAGTCAGACCACGCGTCTTCCACGGCCTCAAGGGCATTGCGGGCGCCGCTGGAGTCGCCTCCGATGCGCAATTCAATGTCAGCCACGGCGCGCCTCCTTCGATTGTGCCTCGTGCCTGGCGTACGTCGTCACGGCCGCCCACTCCTCGCGCGCCAGAGCCAGGCCCTCGGCCATCCGATGCGGCCAAGAATCCAACACGCCACCGCTAAAGGGCGGCGCGTTGGGCCAGCGTACCGTCGACCAAAAGGCCTCAAGGATGTCGGCCACCGCCTCGCACGCATCTGCGATGTCTACGACAGACGCCCAGCGGGGCTGCGGCGACGGCGCTTGCACCGTCCAACCGAAGAAGCCCTGACGCTGGTGCGCCTGCCACATCACCGGCCGCCCGTCTGCGCGTCGTCCTTCGCGACGCTCCGGGGCGGCGTAAAAGCCGTGCCACCAGAGCGCCGCTCGTAAAAAACCGCGTCAGCCTCGGCCAAACTGTTGAAGTGCGGAACCGAGGCAAACAACTCGCGCAGGTTGTACCCGCCGGCCAGTTGCGCGCAGACGGCATAGTAGTCGGCCAGCGACGCCACCGGCTGGCCTCCCAGCGTATGCGGCCCGCCCGTCAGCCGCACATACGGCGACAGCGCCGCAACGCGCGCCTCGTCAGTCTCGGCCTGCTGAATGGCCTCGGCAAGCGACGACATGGCCGCCTTCGGCAGTCCAGTTGCCACCTCGAGGACAAACTGCTGCCCGGCTGGCAGCTCGCGGTTGTTGCCGATGTCGGGCGCAAACCGCGCCCACCTGTGCAGCGTTTCGAGGTTTGCCATGGTGCCCCACAGCTTACGTCAGCGTGACGGTGAAAGCGTTGTTGCCGTTGCCGTCGTCGCGGATGCGGAAGGACAACGACACCGCGCTGATGTCGTTGGCCGGCGCCGTCGCCGCGGGCGCCACCACCTCGCAGTAACTCGAAGCAATGGTGATGATGCCGCCCGCCGAAGTGCCCTGCACCAGCGACAGCGTCACCGCGTCACGCGACGTCGCCTTGTTGAAGAGTCGAATGTCGTCGCCCTTCAGCAGAAAATTGATGGTGCATGACACGTCGTAGCGTCCGTACTTGGCGCCCTGGCTGTACTTGCTGCCAGTTTCGCCCGGCAGCAGGTCCATGCCCGTTTGGAAAGTCCACTCCCAAGACGTGGCGCGCAGCGTGACGCCGTCGATGGTGACATTCGTCGTCAGCGCCTCAGAAATGGGGCTTCCGGTGTACGCGATGCCGGTGGGGATGTACGGCTGCAGCGCCTTCGCGGAATGCGCCGCTCCGGTGGTGCCAAGCTGCGCGCGGGCGATGGTGTGCGAGGTGCCGCCGTAGGTGACGGCCGTCACCTTGATGATTTCCGACTCGCAGAGGTAGTAGCCCAGCGCCAGCGAGTAAGACTCGGCCGCTGTCGTCGTCAGCGAGGTGCCGCTACCGTCGGCGAGGGTGATGCTGTCCAGCGGCCCCTGCGTGTACTTGGGGCCACGGCCGACGCCCTGGAAACCCACCATCACCTCCTTGTCGCCGCCCGAAATCGTCACCTGCCGCACGACGCAGCCGGCCAGAGTCTCGAGCTCGCGCTGTGCGTCGCCGCTGCCGAGAATGCGCTGGATGGACACCGGCACGAAGTCGCCGGTTTCGATGGGCGTGGCGCTCGGCTCGAGGACGTACGACACGCCAGCATTCACCGTCGTCTTGAGGCCACCGGCCTCGAAAAGCCGGTAGATGTCGGGCACCGTGTCGGCGGCCGTGCGCGACTTGAGTGACGTCATGAGGCTGAAGGCCATCGGCTCGACGCGGCCCTCGACGTAGCCGCTGCGCATGGCGCGGCCCAGCGCCCGGTCCTGCTTGTCGCGGATGACGCCCGATTCCGCAGGCCCCAAGTCGCAGTCGATGGCCTCGACGGCATACCCGGCATACGTTGCGACGTTGGCCGGCGTCGGCGTGGTGCCCAGCGTCGCCTCTGGCAACACGAGGACTCGCTGGTCCCAGCCGTTGATGGGGTTGAGGCTCATGGGTGCATCCTTTCAGTTTGCCCGCTGGAAGATGCGGACGGTGATGGTCATGGTTGCAACGTCAAAGAGGAAGCCTTGCTTCGTGTCGAATGGACTCGACGCGACGCGAATTTCTGGCACGTCCACCAGCATGACGTCGCCGTCTGCGGCGCGCCCAAGTTGACGCCCGTCGGTAGTCCGAAGCAAGTCATCGACTGCGCGCACGCATGCGCCGATGGCCTCGCGGTCCCGGTGCGGCGTCTGGTTGGCGCCGAAGCGCCGCACGATGTCGACAGTCATGGACACTTGAAACTCGTCGCGCCGCACGTTGGGCGCATTCGGCCAGGGCCGCACGGCGCGGTTGCCGATGCACACCCAGAATCCACCGCCATCCCTGTCAGGCGCAAGGGTCCAGTCTCCGTCAACGACGCCGCGCCAGGTGGGCGCCTCGATGGCTGCGCGGACGACGTGCTCGCCACCAGTGGCCCATCCGAAAACGAGATTCGTTGCGACGCCGCTGATGTCGCTGCCAATGACGACACAAGACGGCGTCCCCACCGTCGGCGCAGCAGCCGTCAGGATGATGCGGTTTGCCGCATGCGAGGCCGTGATTCCTGGCACGTTGGCCGCGACGATGTCCTGCTGTACTTGGTTGGCGCTGCGCGTGCCAGCCGTCAACGGGCAAGACGTCAATGCCCCGTCCCGTGTCGTACCAATGCGAAGTACGGCGCCCGTAGGGATGATGAAATTATTGTGGAAGGCCGACTTGAGAACGGCCGCCCGCTCCGTGTTGACGGTTGCTACCTTGGCCGGCAACTCGGCCAGCAAGTATTCACGCAGTGCGCGCACCGCCAACTGTGCCGCGGATTCACTCACCGCGCACCTCGAGCTGGCCCTCGGAAGCCTCGCGCACTGCGTCGCGCACGCCGTCCAGCGCCGCGCGCCTCAAGTCGACTTCAGCCTGCCTGTCCAAGTCCAGCGGAGGGCGGGCGGGCATTCTGGACGTGCCCGTCTGGTGGAAGGTGGCGTAGGGCACATTTTTGGTGCCGAAAACGAGCGCCTCATTGCTGACGTCGCGCCGGGCGAAAGGCGAGGCCGACATCGTCAGTGCGGCGCGCAGGCGGCCGTACCTCTCGAGAATAGGCAGGCCTGGGAAGTTGGCATCCTTCCACGCCTTGTAGCGTGCCGACAACGGCGCCCACTTCCCAGCGTCAGGGCCGGCGCCCTCGGCGTTGAATTGACGCATCAGCGCCGACTCAAGGACAGGCACCACGCGCGGGAAGATGTGCTTTCCAGGCTGCGCCAACTCGGCACCAGCGCGCTCAAAGGCCACGGCAAGGCGACGAAGGCCGGGGTCTGCCTGCCCGCCGACGTAATACTCGACGCTGAAGGCGATGGCCGTCACAGCGCGTCGTCCCGTCGCAGGCGAGGCACCACTTCCGACATCTTGTCGGCCGTGTCCTGCGTCAGCGAAAACTGGTTGATGTGTGACGTCGGGCCGTCGGGGTCCGAGGTGCCAGTCGACGCGGCGCCGCCGCCGAGAAACTCGGCGCCGCCCTCGTCGAGGCCCTTCTTCCAATCCGCGATGTCGGCGCGCCAGGCGCGCACTAACTCGGGGTCGAGGCCAGTCATGCTTCCAACCAAGCGCGTCGCCGACAGCAGACGCACAATGCGCGCGCACTGCAGGTAGGCCGCCGACGTGACGTCGGTGATGGCGCTGGCGTCGATTTCCTCGAGCGCCAGCCAGCCGGCAAGGCGCGCCGCCTCCTCGTCGATGACTTCCCCCACCGTCACGCTGGTGGGGTTGGACGTCGTCGAGAATGAGTCAAAGGCCGGGAAGTGATGGCGACGGACGCTTTCCGCCGTGACGCCGAAAGTCGAAGTCGCCATCGTCGTCCCTCACCGCAGGCGAAAGGCCGCGCACGTCAGCGACGCCGTTGCCGCCGGCATCGCACACACCAGTTTTGTCGCCCCGGCCGTGGGGTTGGGCTGCAGTACCAGGTAGTACGGCGCCGGGCTGCTGGCCGACGACGCAGCCAGGGGGCGGCCGTAGGCAGGCGAGGTAATGGACGTCGAGCACCCGCCGTCGCCAAACGGGCAGACGTGCGCGTTGGCGTTGCAGTGCAGCTCGTACACGGCGCCCGTCACCAGCGAGGCGCAGCCGATGCCGGCGTCGGTGGTGGCAAGCACGACGCCGCCGCCGTCCGAGAGCGTGTCGCGGCTGATTTCACCATTCAGCATCTGGAACATGGGCAACTCGGCAGGCCGGTTGTCGGCCGCCGCGGGGAGTGACGCCACGAGGGCGCCAACCACCGCCGCAAACATGAAGGCAAGCGTCCTCATGGAGTCCCCTCTCCCTCACTGTACAACGCGGACGACGTAGCCGGCGTCTGCCGGGTTGGCCGCGGTGCCGACGGCGCAGTGCCGCAGCTTTACCGTGTCGACGGCATCGACGAAGCAGGAGAAGGTGCTGTTGGCCGTCACAATCTGCGTTCCGCCATCGCGCGGCCCGATGCCGACGAAGCACGGCGCACCGACGGCGGCGCCCGTCAGCGTGACGGCGGGCGTGTCGGTGCAGACGATGGTGGAAGACGCGAAGTCGTAGTCGACGTCAGCGACGAGAGACTTGTTGACGGCGTGCGTCTCGGCGACGTTGCCGAAGACAGTCTTGCCCAGGACGTTGAGGTTGAGGATGCGCGTGAATTGCGTGGCACCGACGGCCAAGGCGGCCACGGCGAGGACGACGACGACGGTGATGCGGTGCATGGTTAGCCTCTCTTGCGCTTCTTCGGCGCGGGGTTGGTGTCTGCCTGCGCTTCGACAGCCAGCGCAGGGGGCGGCGCCTCGATGGCCGCCGGGGCGGCCTCGAGGGTTGGCAGAATTTCAAGCATGGTGCCGTCGGCGTCCATCGACTTCACGGCCTCGGGAGACAGGTCGAGCTCGTCGCCGACGGCGAAGACTCGCTTGCCCTGCAACACACTCCCGTGTTTCACGCGTACTCGCATGGTTTCGGCCTCAAGGGTTGAGGTGCTGCGACGGCCCGAAGGCCGCCGCAGTCACCTGGTGCATCACACCACGTTCTTCAGCAGGTAACCCGCGGCGAAGTCGGAGTCCGACGACGACACGACGGCGCCCGCCTCGAGCGAGTACCACCAGCCCAGCTCGACGCGCTGGATGCGGCCGTCACCGCTGCCGCGCTCGTCAATCTGGTACTGGTAGGTGTAAAGCTGGTTGCGCAGGTACTTGGCGCCGAAGCGCATGCTGCGCAGCGAGGCCGAGTCGTCCTTGACGAAGAAGAGAATCTCGTCGCCCCAGACGTCGGACAGGGTCTGCGTGGCGCTGCCCTCGGCGTTGGTGTTCTTCAGCGCCGCGCAGATGTGCAGCTCCTTCACGCCCAGCCAGGCGGCCAGCATGCCCTTGAAGGCATCGCCGCTGACAGACGCGGTGGTGTACTTCATTCGGTCAATGAAGTACGGCGCGCCGCGCAGCTTCTCGTACGTCGTCCACGCCATCGCCGCAGCGTTGGGCGACTTGCCGCAGCGGGCCTTGACGGCGGCGCGAGCCACGGCCGCGTTGCCCTCGGGGTCGCCAGACGCATCGAGCCAGGTGGAGCCACCGGCCAGCGTCGCCGTCAGGTCCGACGGGTAGTTGGTGGTGGTGAGCACCTTGTCGGCCATCTGAATCTCGCGGGCCAACATCAGCCGGTCCATGACGGTGCGCGCCGTGTCCTGCTGCAACTGGTTGACGGGGACGTCGAAGTTCTTGGCGTCCGCAGGGTCGTACTCGCCTGCCAGCTTGTTGAGGAGCGGAGTCCTGTCCGTGGTGAAGACGCCGTAGTCGACGAGGTCCGCCTCGGCGCCGCTGGCCTTCTTGCTGTTGGACACGCGGAAGTTGCTCGTGTCGTACTGGTACACCTTGATGGAGTCCTTGCCGACGATGACAGGCGTGAAGACCTGGTCGGCGATGTAGTCCGTCATTTCGTTCGCAGCGCGGATGGAGAAATTCTCCAGCGCGGTGCGAGTGATGAAGCTGCTCGGGTTCAGAGCCATGGTGGTTGCCTTTCAGTATTCAGTGAAGAGGGTTAGGTGTTGGCCGGGCCGTTGACGTTCGGGGTCTGCAGCAGCACCTCGATGATGTCGCCGTCGGCGCCCGCGGCCTCGAGCGCGATGCCGATGGACTTCGCGGTGGCGCCCGCCGCCGTCGACACCTTGCCGGCGCCGCTGGCCGTCACCATCACCTGGTCGCCGAGGCTGATGGCGGCGGATGCCGTCACCTTCACCTTGCCGGCCGTCTGCAGCGTCACGGTGAGGCCGCTGGTGGCGCTGATGAGGCTGACGCCCACGACGTTGTCCGTGATGGCCGACGCGGCCACCACCTGGCCCACCGTCGAGTCCAGCTTGACGGCGCGGTACTGCGCGATGGTGCCGCCGGCGATGAAGCCCAGCGGCGAGATGCCCTGCATGTTGCTGTCGCTCATGGTTTGGTTTCCTTTCGTGCTGCGTCAGTTGGCCTTGGCCGGGGAAGTCATCTGCACGCGCTCGGCCAGCTCGCGGTGCTCGAGGTTGACGGCGCGGTAGGCGTCCATCACGCGCATGCCCGCCTTCACCTTCTCGTCAACCAGCGCCTCGTACTTTGACAGCGCGTCGCCGGTGTCGACGGGCTTGCCGCTGGTGCCCACCTCCTGGGTGGGGATGTCGGGCAGGGCGGCCACAAGCTGACGGACGACGTCGAGGCCCATGGCCTTCGCGGTGGCGCGCAGCGTGTCGGCCATCGCCGGCAGGCCCGCCTTCGGGGCGCGCAGCACTTCGGAGATGTCGCGCTCGAAAGCAGCGTCCTCAGAGGCCTTCAGCTTGCCCTCGAGCTCCGTCACGCGCGCCGTCAGCTTGCGCGCCACGTCGGCCGAGGCCGTCAGCGCCGCGCGCAGCTTCTCGCCCTCAGCCGCGGCGGCCTTCATGGCCTCCTTCTCGGCGGGCGCCATCTTCTCGCCCTCGGGCATCGACTCGTTGTCCTTCTCCTCCACCTCCACCTCGAGGGCGGCCTTGCAGCGGCTCTCGAGCGCCTCCATCACCTTCTCGTCCTCGGTGTCCTCGGGCAGGCCGAGGGCCGCGCAGATGCGTGCCTTGTTCATCTTTTCTCCGTTGCCCTTGGGGGCGGGTTGAGTGTGCGTCGTGTCGGGGGAATCCGACGCCGCGACGCGCGGCATGCTGTTGAAGTACGGGTCATTCAGCAGGGCCGCGCCGTACAGCCACGGCCCCAGCTTCTCGCCGCTGGTGCGCGAGGCGTAGGACATCGCCCAGGTGGGAGAAAGGAAGCGGTACTCGTCGGCGCGAATCTGCGCCGTTGCCCTGTCCGTCCACTTCACCGCGCCCCACAGGCCGGCGCCGAAGCGCCCGCTTGCGTCGAGGTTCTCAATCCACCCAGCGGCCGGCCCGTCCTCGACGTGGTGCCTGTCGACGGGCAGCGCCGGTGCGCCCTCGGCGCGCCAGTTGGACTCAAACTCGCGCGCCAGCGCCTGCGTCAACTCCAGTTTGCCGCCGGGGAAGTCGGCGCGGTGCCAGGTGCCCACGGGGAAAAGCTGGCACCAAACGCGGCCGGCCTCGTCGCGTGCGATGGCCTCGCCGACGGGCAGGCGCTGCGCGGCATCGGCGCGGTACACGATGCGCTTCACTCGGACACCTCCATGTCAGGCAGGAAGACAAGGACGCAGCGGCAGCGGCTGCCGCCGAGGCAGTCGCGGTTGGGCGGCAGCATGCGGTCATGCTCGGCGCTGTTGAATGGCGCCTGGCGTCCGTCCATGTCCTGGCACGGGCTGCAGGTTTCTGAGTCAAGGACGGCGCTGTATTCCACCATCGACACGCCGCCCATGATGCGCGCGGCCTCGTCGCGGCCCACGTTGACGGCACGCGCCGTCAGCAGGCCGGCGTCGCTGCGGAAGGCGCCGGTGTCGAGCTGACGCTGAAGGGTGCGCGCGACGACTTCGCCAGCACTGCCGCCGGTGCGCAACACGTCAATGGCCTCCTCCTCAAGCTCAAGGCGCAAGCGCGACATGATGCGGCGCACGCCCTGGCGACGCTGTGCGTCGAGAACATCGTCGGCCGAATTCTCAATGGCCTTGCGCTCCTCGGGCGTGGCCTCGCTGCCCTCCTCTTCGTCCTCGGGCTCCGCGGCGCGAAGAGTGTTGTCGCCGTCTTCGCGTCTTTCCAGCACCGCCTCGGCCGTCCCTCGCTGAATTTCTCGCGTCGCCGTCTGCCGGCCGTACTCGCGCGCCGCGTCGAGGTACTGAGACACCAGCGACTCGAGCGCCTCGGTATCCAGCGGCATCGTCGCCACCTCGGATGGGTCGCCGTCCTCCATGGCGGCCATGATGGCGCCGGCCTTCTCGCGCAGCATTGAAACGATGACGGCACGCGCCTCGCGCTCAAACTCGTCGCGGCCTTTCTCGTGGAAGTCGTTGAGGCCGCCCCAATCAGTACGCGACTCGGATGCGCGCAGCGGCCGGCGCGGCTGCCAGGCGACAGGGAGGCGCGGTGCGTTGGCGCGAAGTGATGGCGGCGGTTCGGCGCGGGGAGGTACGGGTGCGCCCTCTTGACCGGCACCAGCCGCTGGCCGGGACTTCATTGCCGCGCGCTCCTCCTCTGCGATGGGCGCAAATCCCAGCGCCTCGCGCGTCGCATTCTCGACGTCCAGCGTCACAGTCAGCACGCCAGACGTGACGGCATCGCGCACCGCAGCCAGCCGCGCGTCGGGCGCAAGCTGCGCCCTCGGTGGCGTCAGCTTGACGCGAGGGTAGGCCCGCTGTGGCCCCCAGTTGGCCGACACGAGGCGGCGCACCAGGCCCGTGTATGGCCTCGAGCCAACGCCATTCAGCACGCCCTCGAGGACGGCGATAACGCTGTGGACGTAGGCCATGGCCGATGCGTCATGCACCGCGCCGACGCTGCGGCTTCCCGTGTCGCTGGTGCCCAGCGCAAGCTGCTGCGCCTGGACTTGCTGGAGAATGACGATGCCAAGCTGACGCCACGCATCGAGGACGTGTCCCTTGTTGGCGCCGCCGCTGAATACCCACTGCATGTTCCAGCCGGCGGGCATCACCACTGCGGCCTGCTCGTGGTACAGCGCACCGCGCAGGAGGTCGAGCATCTGCCGACGCTGCTCCGGCGACAGCGGCGTCGACGGGTCCGACGCCGTCGCCACCGGGATGCCGGCGCCCTCACGCTGGTAGGTGACGCCGACGAGGCGCAGCAACTCCTTTTGGATTTGGCCCAAGTACCAAACAGGGCGGAAGGCCGAGAATCCTGCGTAGTTGTTGCCGCTGCGCTGCCAGGAGAAAAGCAACAGCCTGTCGGCCGGAATTTCGCCGCGCCACCATGCGTTGCCGCGCGGCCCCTCCTGCTTCACCGCGCGCAGCTCGCTGCCGTCCTCATTCTCCAGCCAGGCATTGTGCGCCAGCGTCGAAGGCAGGCGCTGCGCAAGGCGACTCAGCACCCAACCCTCGCCGCCGGGCAGCAGCCGCGTCGGCGCGCGTCGAAACGTCGGCTCAAACAGCGCAAAGCCGGTGCCCAACATGCCGCGCGTCGCCTGCACCAGAAACTCGGGCAGCGCAGGCTCGCCAGTGTTGAGGGCAAAGCGCACGAAGTCGGCCTGTGCTTTTGCCTTCTCCCTGTCCGGTTCCTCTTCCTCGGGCGCTTCCTCGACGTCCAGGCGCGCGTCGCGGATGGGCGACGAGATGAATTCAAGACCCGCCGAAACGAAGGGGTTGGTGCGCGCCAACTCCTCCCACTCGCCCCACTCGCGCGTCCCTGCGGTGCCATAGGCAGACTGGTACGTCAGCCGCGCATTCGACTCGGCGTAGATGTCGCCGAGGTAATTCGTCGTCCCGCTGACGCCGACGGCTTGCGTCGGAGGCGCAGACGTCGAGGCCGGCGCCGACGACGTCGCGTCACCCGGCGCTGGCGCCGTCGTGCTGGTAGTCGTAGCGGGGTCGGCCACGATGCGAGCGTTGACGCCCGGCCGTTTCACCGTCAAGCGCGCTACATCGCAACCATGCGCAGAGCGCTTGTCTCCTCCGCTTCAACCAATTCGGCCGGCGCCGACGTCGCCTCAAGAGACAGCACATCGAAGGCCGCGACGCAGGCGTCGATGATGTCGTCGTGCGCGTCGTTGATGCCCGTAAAGCCGGCGTGCTCGGCCACGAAGACGTCCAGCCACGGCGCCGACTGCGGCAGCAGCACGCGGCCCTGGTTCCACGCTGCCGCGTAGCCGATGGCGCGGACAAACTTGTCTCCGCTGGGCGTCACCGCTTGCAGCATGGGCACCGACTGCCGAAGGAATTGCGCCGTGCCTGTCTCCGTCCCGCTGGCGTACCAGCGCCACACCTCGCCCGGCCGTGCCTTCGCCCATGCTGCCAACCGCGGCGCAGCCTGCGTCGGCTGTAGTTGCCAGCGCATGACGTCGGCGACGAAATACCTGTCGCCTTGCCGCAGCATGCGCACGGCCACGGTGTAGTCCGACGCCGTCCGCGCGCTGTACGCCACGTCAAGGCCGACGGCCGCGCGGTAGACGGTGGGCGGCGCATCGTAGGTGCAGGCATCGCCGAAGACTCGGCCGCCTCGCGTGCGTGGCGTGCCCTGGTACAGCGACGCCCAGGTGTAGTCGCCCACCTCGTCGCGGCGGCGCTCGAGGGCTTCAACAGGCCACCTCTCAGGCCACAACGCAGCGCCGTCCTCAGAGATGGCCGGCAGGTTGATGTACTCGAAGCCCTCGGACACCAGAACGCCCACCAAGTCGTCAGGGTGCCACCGCGTCATGAAAACGAAGGCGCTGCCGCCAGGCTCGATGCGCGTCGCCGCGACGTCGCGCCACCAATCGACGAGGCGCTCCCGGTACGTCTGCGACTCGGCCTCGAGGCGCGACTTGATGGGGTCGTCAACCAACAGGATGTTGACGCCGTGGCCTGTCAGCGGGCCGCCGACACCACCGGCCAGCAGGCCGCCGCCCTGCGGCGTGCGCCACTCGTTGAGGGACGTCGAGGCCAGCTCGACGCCCGCCTGCTGCGCTAGGAGTCTGGCCTTGCGCGACTTGCTGCGCGACAGCCTGTCCGCGTAGGTGCTGTAAGAAAACGTCAACTCGGGCCGTCGACGCAGCGCGAATGCCGGGACGTGCAGCACCGCCTCCGTCTTCCCGTGCCTCGGCGGTGCGCTACAACAGACACGCTGCGGCCTGCCGTCGACGGCCGCTTCGAAGCGCTCCAACAGCGGCGCCAGGTGGTGCGGCGCCATGTACTGCGGCGACACCGCCGGCACGAAGTCGACAAGGCGACGCATCCGAAGCTCGGCCTCGAGCTCCTCGACGGACGGAAGCCCGGCCACCTCAAGGACGGTGTTACTCGCTGGCGTTTGACTTGAGCGCGGCAAGCAGTGCCTCGAGCTGCTCTCGGCTGAGTCCCTTGGTGTCGATGCGCTTCACCTCGACGGGGCCACCGCCCGGCCCGCTGACAGTCAAGTCGATGCCCTGAGGGAACACCTTGGCAAGAATCGCCTGCGCCGCCTTGACCCTCATGTCCTCGTCGTCCGACGACAGCGCGTCAGTCAACGCACGCACCGCCTGCGGCGACGCGGCCTTCAGCATCTCGCGCGCCTCGCGCTCTGCGTCAGTCAGCTTCGGCCGCCCGCTGGGGTTGCCAGACTTGCCCGGCATGAAGCCTTTGCCGCTTGCTCCACCCAACATCTTCGACGTTGTTTCACCGTTCATCGCAACGCGCCGCGCCATAAGTCACTCACTCACCTCGAGGATACTCGACACTCGGTCCAGCCGGCCGTTGCGCTCGAGGCCCAACCAGACGCGCAGACGCCACACCGTCGCGCGGCTGCAGCCCATGCGCCGGGCCGTTTCCGTCGCGCCCAGCCCCTCGGCGTACCAGCGCACCG